AAAGCAGGATTCTTCTACGGTATCATCCAAATCCTCGAAGCAGAAAGAAAAGCGTCTGCCTAAGGATTACCGCCCGTACCGCTTACCCTTTACCATCGTTTGAAATGAACGTGATTACGCCAACACAAGTCATTAAAAAGATCGAGGAACATGGGTCAGAAAGTCTAACCTATGTTGAGCGTGTCTTTGTTGTTGAGGTCTTTCGAGCTGCTGCCTTTACCAACAGGCCAGAAGTTATGGAAGTTAAGGACTTGATTCAAAAGGCGCATCTTGAGTATTGCCTTCGATTAAGTTCGAAGAAAGGTAAAGACCGATGACTAAAATATACACGCCCCAATGTTTCACAGTCTTTTGTTGTGGAAGGGAGGTGTGTGTCTATGCCTATACAAAGGCAGAGGCGATACTTATTGCTTTGGAATTATTTCCTGAGTTTCAGTATCACTCCATCAACGTTCTACTAACACCACAGTGGCGATGACCTTTACCATTGATCAACTGGCTTCTCACCTTGAGGACATTCTCACCTGGAGGCAGTTGCGTAAGCTAGCCAAACGCAACAAACTTTCTCAATACTCTTACCTTGGAAAGAAACAGTTAGCACAGATGCTGGCTATTCAAACCTTCAACAAAGCACAACGTCATGCCCTTTCCAATCCCAAACAGTGATGATTACGATGACCTGCTCTATACTCTCCAGCATATGGCTGTTGATCGGTGTACAGATTTGGTTGGCAGGGTAAACGCTCACTCTGACATCTTAGATCCTGACATTGAGGAGGGTGAAGCAGATCGTTTGTTAAGTGCCCAACTGGGTCTAGATGGGTCAGAGGATGAGATCGAAATGACTCAGAACCTGATCTCCATTATCAGCAACATCATTGTTGTTCGAAGGGCACGAGAGACCATCCACACCAAGGCAACCAAATCTGAGGAGTAATGGCAACAAAGGAGCAACTCGCCAGACAGTATCAGCGAGAGCTTAGTGCTCGCACAGAGGCCATCAACAGACTTAGGGAACGCACACGCATGGCAGAGGACAGGTCTTATGCCAGTTCTACTGTGTATGGAAGTGCGTTTATCAAGGCTGGTCTTGAAAAGATTACACAGGAGATCAACACAAAGCTACATCGGATCAGTCAGGGGTGGGCAACAGACAAAGCAACGGCTGTTATTCCCATTAAGAACTGTGATCCATCCATCCTTGCCCTCATTACGGCTAAGGGTGTTCTTGATGTTCTTGGTGTTCGATCTCTTGAGCGTACCACCTATGCCCATGTGACCACACACATTGGACGGTTGGTTCATGATCAGATCATGTTGGATCAGTTTGAGGCAACACACCCCGAACTGTTTTCAATGGCTCGGCTAACCATTCATGCCCACAAGGGGTACCTTTACAAGGTCCAACGGTTTCGGGCTGCCATGCGGAAGGTTGATTACCAGCCGGATCGGTGGTCGTCTGCTGTGAGGTGTCTTGTTGGGGGGTGGTTGGTTGACCGTCTTGCCCACGCTACGGGCTGGGTGGCCACTAAAACCGTTTCTAAGGGCGGTAAACAGGAGCTTACGGTACTCACCTACTCACCCGACTTTTTAAGGGCCAAGGAGGCGCTTCTAGAGCAGGCTGAGGGCTTTGCTGCTTGTCTGTGGCCAATGCTGTGTGAGCCGAACGATTGGACGGGTACCCACAACGGGGGGTATTTGACCAACGAGCTTCGAAGGCTGAATCCCCTTGTCAGGACTAGCGTTTCAAGAAGGGGACCAGTATTACGGGAGAGCAAAGCCCTTGCAATGCTCAACCGTCTCCAGAAGGTGCCATACCGGATCAACCCTGAGATCCTGGACATCGCCAACTTCTGCATGGAACACCGCATCAGTGTGGGTAAGTTCCGAGCTGAGGAGCCAACACCTCCACCGCCAAAGCCAGACCCCTGGGAGACAGCCTCCGAGGAGGATAAGATTGCGTATCGACGGGCTCGTACTGAGATCGAAGATAACAACTCTGCTCTGGCGCAGAAGAACTATCGAACGACTGAGTGTTTGTTTGTTTCGAACAAATACAAAGATGACACGTTCTGGATTCCCTGGTCTTTTGATTTTAGGGGAAGGGTCTATCCAATTCCCACAAGCCTCAGCCCTCAAGGAACTGACTTTGAAAAGAGTCTTATTTATTTCTTTGAGGAGGGTCCTGTTAATGACTGGTGGTTAGCGTTTCATGTAGCAACGACTTGGGGTCTTGATAAAGCTCCAATGGAAGAGAGGATTACTTGGGCAAAGGAGAACCACGACTTTCTTAGTATGATTGCTTCTGATCCAAAAGGAACAATCAGTACTTGGTCTGGAGCTGAAGAGCCTTGGTGTTTTCTTGCTGCTACTATTGAATACTATCACTGTGTCATTACTAAAACAAAAGAAACCTCTGGTCTTCCTGTGTCTGTTGATGCCACTTGCTCTGGTCTCCAACACCTATCAGCACTTGCGCTTGACAAGACAGCAGCGGAGATGGTCAACGTTATCCCCACACCGAAACCGTCTGACGGGTATGCCATTGTTGCCCAGAAAGCAAAGGAACAACTTCCTAAGCATCTTCATCCTCTTATTACGAGGAAGGTAACAAAGCGAACGGTGATGACGACTCCATATGGGGTCACAGAAAACTCTGCTAGGGATTACATCCGTCAGGAACTCAAAGGAGTTGAACTTGAAAAAGGAGAACTTCAAGCGATTGTCAAAGCCATTTACCGTTATGGGGTAAAGCAGGTCTTTGCTGGTCCTTGTAAATCCATGGAGTTCATCCAGAGGGTTGCTGGGGAAGTAATCAAGTCTGGTCAGAGTACGGTTGAGTGGATCACCCCGTCTGGGTTTCATGTTGTTCAGGAGTATCGGAAGAATGATTGCGAACGAGTCAAAACCAGATTGCTTGGTGAGAGTCTTCGTACCAGTCTTCTAAAGCCCTTTGAAGAACGACAGATTGATCTAAGTAAAGCCAAGACAGCAGCCAGTCCTAACCTTGTTCATAGTCTTGATGCAGCACTACTACATCTGGTCTTTGCTGAGTGGGTCAAGCCATTCACGGTGATTCATGATTGTGTGTTGGGTCGATCCTGTGACATGGATGAGATGGCTGTTTGTATTAGGGACAAGTTTGTTGAGATCTATTCCCAACCGGTCCTTAAGAACTGGGCAGCACAACTCAACGTAGACTTTGACGAGTCTGTGATGCAGAATACGCTGGACATCAATGATGTTCAAAACTCCGCCTACTTCTTTTGCTAATGAGCACCACACCTAATTTTTCCGCACTTGCGGAACGGTTCATCGTCAAGGAATCGGTCATCGAAAACCTCTACGAGGAGTATGAGTTGGAGATGGAGGCCTTTGGTCTTGAGATCTCTTTCTTTGAATACCTTGTCGAGGAGTTTGCTCAGGCTGCCTATATGCTTGCTGCCATGGAAGGTGGTGACGCAGTAGATTGCCTGGAAGCCTACGATGAAACCTACTCTGACTTCGATGACTGAAACCATCAACCGCTTTGATCTGAGTCTTGAGGACGTTCTCGAAGCCCAACGCATTTACGATCCGTCAATTGATGGTAGTATTGAGGAGGTCTTCGAACTGATCCGAGACCACAACGAGATCACCACTGACGCTGAGTACCACCACCATTTCACCCATGTCTGAAACCCGCTTCATTATTACCACCACGCTTGAGGGGTACATCAATGCCCTGAAGCCCAGTGGTAAGTACAACAACTGCACCATTGGCTTCCGTATTCCGGATGCTGACCTTGAGAAGTTCGATGCTTGCTATGAGCAGTGCATTGCTTGGGGTAAGAACAAGATGGCAGGCAAACGCTTCACCGAAGAACTGCCCAAGTGGCAGGAGGATGGTTTTGTTAAGATCTCCTATGGCGGTGAGGAGGGGGCTCCAATGTTCCCCTGGGTAGATACGGATGGAGTTCCTGTTGACATTGATACCCCAATTTGGAAGGGCACTGTTGTTCGTCTGATCATTGATCTGAAGCCCTATGTATTCGGAACAAAGGTCGGTTGTAGCTTCAAGGTTCGAGGTGCTCAGGTTATCAAACTTGTCGGGTCTGGCGGGTCTGATTCTGGTGGGCTTGATTCTAATGATGTGGCTGCGCTGTTTGGAACTGTTGACGGTTTCAAGGTTGGCTCTCCTTCGTTTGAACCGAACCAGGAAGAAGATAGTTCGGGTTATGATGACGACATTCCGTTCTGATGGCTAATTACCGGTCCCGCCTTGAAGAGCGGCTAGCCCGGTGGTTAGAAGTCAACGGACAATCGTTTGAATATGAAACCCTAAAGCTTAACTACACCGTTCACGCCGTTTACACACCAGACTTTGTTCTGCCGAATGGGGTGATCATTGAAGCCAAGGGTTATTTCAAACCAGAAGACAGGAGAAAGATGCTTGCCGTCAAAAAGCAACATCCAGATCTTGATATTCGACTTGTGTTTCAAGCACCCCACAACACCATCTCAAAGGAATCTAAAACTACCTACGCTATGTGGGCAGAAAAGAACGGATTCCTTTGGGCACCTTACCATTCCATTCCACTAGATTGGTTTGATGACCAATAACCACCACCATGGATTCAGAAAGCGAATTTGTGCGGCATGAACCATGCCCTAAGTGTGGTAGTAGTGATGCCCTTGGTCGTTATACTGATGGTCATGGGCATTGCTTTTCTTGCGGCCATTACGAGTTTGGTGATGGCGAATCTATTCCTGTTCACAAGCCGCATTTCCGCATGGACTTTACCGGGGACATCGTTCCTCTCCGCTCCAGGGGTATTCTTGAGGACACCTGCAAGAAGTTCAACGTAAGGTATGATGCGGAGTCAAAGACTCTTCGTTTTCCTTATTACAACTCTGAAGGGCAGTTAATTGCCTTTAAAGCCAGGACTCCTGATAAGGACTTCCGGTGGTCAGGCAAGAATGAAGACCATCAACTGTTTGGTCAGCAGCTCTTTGGAGGGGCTAAAGGCAACAACAAAACCCTTGTTATCACGGAGGGCGAGCTGGATGCTTTAAGTGTCTGGCAGGCGCGTCCTAACTGGCCTGTGGTCAGCCTTGATAACGGGGCCAATGCTGCCAAAAAGTCTCTCCAACACCAGTATAAATTCATCGACAGATACGAGGAGATTGTTCTCTTCTTTGATAGCGATGAAGCTGGACAAAAGGCTGCTCAGGAATGTGCTCAGCTCTTTAATCATCAGAAGGTCTTTATTGCAAAGCTTTCTGAATACAAAGATGCTAACGAAGCAATCATTGCTAAGGATTCCGATGCAATCAGGCAAGCCTTCTGGCAAAAGAAGCCCTACTCACCAAAGACCGTCATCGACGGACGAGACCTCTTTGACCTGGCAATTAAGCCTTTACATGGTCGGGATGCTGACTGGCCTTTTAATAGTCTTGATGGCATCACCAGCGGGCTCCGTCTCGGTGAACTGGTTACGGTTACGGCTGGGTCTGGGGTAGGTAAGAGCACCTTCTGTGGTGAAGTAGCACAGTCTTTGGTTGACCAAGGACAAAAGGTAGGCTACATTGCCCTTGAGGAGAGCCTTCAACGCACAGCCCTTAGGTTGATGTCGGTCAAGGCAAACAAACCTCTTCACCTCAACAACGAGTTACCTCAGGATGACCTTAAGACAGCGTTTGATGCTTCGCTTGGTACGGGACAGGTATTTCTTCGTGACGGGTTCGGGTCAGTCGATCCTGAAGCCATACTTAGTGATTGCCGGTTCATGGCACAGGCCAAAGAGGTTCAATGGATTATCCTTGATCACCTTTCCATCCTGATGTCAGGGAACGAGTCGCACGATGAGCGTAAACTCATTGATGTGACCATGACAAAGCTGCGATCCTTTGTTGAGGAAACTGGAGTTGGTATGATTCTTATCAGCCACCTCAAGCGTCCACAAGGAGACAAGGGACACGAAGACGGCCAACAGGTTAGCCTTGGTCAACTGCGTGGTAGTCACAGTATTGTTCAACTTTCTGATATGGTTATTGCCCTTGAACGCAACCTTTCTTCTGGTCAGAACTTTGCTAACATCAGGGTTCTTAAAAACAGATTTAATGGTCAAACCGGAAAGGCTGGTACGATTGTTTATCAATCCGATACTGGTCGCATGATTGAAGACCTCACTGCTGAGTTTAATGACTCCAAAGCTTCCACCACTGCCACAAACTACGGAGATTTCTAGCCGTGTTATTTGTGCCTGCGGTTCTGACGCTTTCTTTTTCTCAGAGATGGACCCGAGTGGTTACTTCTGTGAAGAATGTGGGCGACCAGATCCTATTACGCAACGTACCCTTGACACGGAGGAACCAGG